GTGCGGTCGAGTTCCCTTACAGGGCGCCCCCGTTAGAGGGCCGCGCTTGTGCGCCACGGCTGGTACGACGTTCCGATTTATAGACCTAGAGTCTATAACTATGCTCCTAAGGTAGCACCAGGTGCCCGCTATTACTCTGATACGAAGCGGAGGTTGTTCAGATTGCTCTAATACACCCTTTCCGGAACCGTAGTTCCTTCTGCACCCGCAGCGGACGATTTTCGACTATCCACACTCGGTGGACTCATCTATGAGGGGGGACATTGTGCCTACTCTTATATTTTCGACGCACACCTCTATTAGTACCCCTCCCAGCAGGTGGTTTCGATAGGGTGACCTACCGTGCACCGCGTCATCATCCCCTCGGTGTGTTGAACCTAACTACGCGACCGTCCCCGCCCGTACCAAAGGCAGGCCGAGACACCATGGTCCCTAAGGCCGGAGTTAAGTCTAGACGTTGCTCCCCATCGGAGGGGTGCAAGAGTTCGACCTTCATACCAAACCTACTGACAGATAGGCTGATCGGGCTTCCCTCTTCAGAGAACCGTACGTGCTGAGCACCCTTTAAACCCCCCGTCCAACAAGTCCGATCTTGCTGAGAAAGAGGTAGGATCTTGAGGCCTTGTCTTGCCAATGCAAACTTGACCCCGCCAGACACACGATTGAGATAATACGGCTGGTCAACCGTATTATAGATGGAGCGAGATGAAAGAGGAAGACTACCTCGGATGGCTGAGCGTCGTCGTATTGACTCGACGATCTTCCGATCGTCAGAACCTCGCCACGACGGGAAAGGTACGCTCCTCCTACCGATGGTTCCACGAAGATTCTTGAGTGTCTTCTCAATATCCGGTTCAGGGGTTTCCCCATTCACCAGCGGACCGCCCAGCAAGTTCTCACAAGCTGCACGGGTGAATCTTTCCGCTTCGCGGACTGTCTTCGACGAACTGAGGAAGTTAAACTTCTCTTCGCGACAGGTTCTCGCATACCTATGAACCCATTTAGGCTGCTGCCATCGCTCAAAGTCCGCCAGTTGGGGGAACTTCCCCCCCAGCCCTCCCAACCTTTTCGGAAGGAATAAGGGCCTCTTAGATCTCTCGAGAACGTTTCGGTGTGCAGAGACAAATGTCCCTGCAGATGCAACAGGGTCTTTCGAACCCCTCAAAAACTGTGTAGCCAGCTCTCCTATAGCATCCACCGGCGGC